AGGAGGCAGCGGGATCTCGAACGCATCCCCGTCCTCTGGCCAGTCGCTCATGTTCATGCGCCAGGTCTGCGTGATCAGCGCGTGCCGCGTGTACTGCTCGACCTTGCGCCGTGCCGCCGTGATCAGCCGGGCGATGATCGTATCGTCATCGTCGACGTCGACCCGCAGGTGCAGCTTGGCCTCTGCGGTGCTGAGCGGCTCTGTCGAGGGCGCCGTGACCTCGGTCAGGCTCCAAGCCATCCTATGCCTCCTGTGCGGCCTCGATCCAGCGCCGCGCCGTGGCCAATCCTACCCCGTCGATCGAGGCGATCAGCTCAGGGTCCGCAGTCGCCAGCGCGCCCACGGAGAAGATGCCCAGCTCGCGCAGTTCCGTCGCGCGTGCCGGCCCGATGCCCGGCAGATCCTGTAGCTCGAGGTTGCGCCTCTCGGGAGGCGACTTGACTGCCTGCTCGCGCTGCTGCGCGGGCGTCGAGGCGATCGGCTCGGCGTATCCTGCCTGGAGCCAGGCCAGCGCCGTCTGTGGGTCGAGGTCGACCACCTGGCCCGGGCGATAGCTGTGCCCGGGCCCAGCGGCCCGCGTCACCATTCGTACTCTCATGGGCCTCCTAGTTCTCAGCCCGGCTGATCTCCAGCCAGTCTGTGCCGTCAGAGAGCAACAGGATCGCCTCGTTCTGCTCCAACGCGATCGCTGCCGTCAGATCCTGCCCGTTACCGTCGCCAAGGTCCGCGAGATTGATCGTCTCTGCGGACACGTTGACCAGGCAGAGCAGTTGCCCTGCTGTCCCAGCGGTGATGGTCGGCGTAACCTCGCCCGCAGCCTGGATCGGCTGGTAGGTGCCGGTGGCTGTGAACGCCGCGCCATTGGTCACCGTGATCGCTGTCTGTGCGACGATGCGCAGGTCATCGGCTACGACCGCATCCCCATCGGAGATGGTCACGCCGCCTGCGGTGACGGTCAGCCCGCCGGCCGTGATCGAGACGGCGCCTGCGGAGGTTACGCTGTCGGCAGAGACATCGCCCAGCGTCACATCGTCCACGACGATCGTCGCGCCCGGCGTGGCTACCAGATCACCGCCGGCCTGCAGCTCGATCGCGCCGCCGGTCGCCACGACCTGCTTGGCCCCGCCCGGTTCCATATAGACTTGCGCGCTGTACGATCGCGGCGTGAACTCTCCCGGCACAGGTGCGGCCGAGGGAAACACCGCGAACACCAGCGCGACCACGGCCACGATCGCAGCGAGGACCGCGATCACTATTCCCCATTTCTTCATGATACGCCTCCTGTAGGGGCGGGCTGCCCCGCCCCTCTACTTGCGCCTATGGGTCCGGCTGTCTAGGCCGTGCCCTCAGCAGGGCTCACGTGCAGCTCGTAGGTCACTTCGTCGGCCAAGGTCATGACCGTCGGTCCCTTGCGAGCGCTGTACCCGATATAGAATGCCATTTCTTCCGTATTGTTGCTGGCATCCTTGTCGACCACAACGCGCACGTACCGCTCTCGAGGCCGGTAGAGGTCGATGATAAAGATCTGGTTGTCGTCATCTTCCGCGACCGTGATGCCGGTGCCTGTGAGGTCCGCTGCATCGCTCATGTCGGACTCGGCGCCGCTCTCCGCGTGGATGTTGGTGGTCGCGCCGGCAGCGATATCGCCGAACTTGACGACCATCAGCACGCCCTCGAACCCCTGCGTGTCGTATGTGGCTCCATTCCTGTCCGCGGATCCCTCTGCGTGATCCAGAGCGGTGCGGATCTGGATGTTCTTGCTCAAGTTCATCTCAAAACCCTCCTGTAGGGGCGGTAGTCCCGCCCCTCTGTCTGCGTGTCCCGCCTACCCGCTATCGGCTAGGCCAGCTTGACCCGAACGAACGCCTCCTCGAGCACCGGCATGCCATCGCACTCCAGGCGGCCGATCAGGCCTACCTGGTTGGTCGCGGCATAGAGCTCGACCAGGCGCTGGATCTCCATGCTCAGCGAGTCCGCGATCCAGTAGCCTGTGGCCCAGTCGCCCAGGATGCCCACGTAGAGGCCCGAGGTGAACGTGTTGGGCGCGTACTCGCTCATGTACGCCGGGAAGCCCAGGATCCGGTCGGGCTCGCCCACGCGCACGCTTTCGCGCCAGATGTACTGCCCTTCACCGTCTTTGAGCTTGGCGATCTGCTTCACGCCATCCCGGTGGAACAACCACCGCGCCCGTGGCCAATACTGCATCTTGAGCGTGTACTTGGCCTCGATCAGCCCGTCGAACATGATGCTGGTCTCCGTGTTGCCCGTGCTGGCGTCCCGGCTGGTGCTGATCCCGAGGTCGCTCGCTGTGAACACGCCCAGCGGCTCGCCGGCGCCGTCCCCATTGAGAAATGCATTCTCCTCGGTCACTGCGAACTTGTAGGCCAGGCGCTCACGCACCAGGCTCTCCGCGTCCGCTACCAGCCGAAGCAGCTTACGGCTGACCTTGATGTACTTGGCCAGCGGATGCGGATTGAGCTCCCGGGATCCAAAGGACATCGTGCTGTCCTCGCTCCCGATCGCCAGCTCGCTGGTCCAGGTCGGATCGGCCGGGTCATTGTCCAAGCTCGGCGCGCCCAACGCCTGCGCACTGGCCACCTCGTGCCGCGTGGCCCACTGGCGCACGAACGTCAGGTTGTCCACGGCCTGGATCAGGTCGCGCACAAACTGCACCGGCGTGACCAGATAGCCGCCATAGATGTCGCTGTCGGCCTGCAGGGCACGCAGCTGGATCCGCGCGCCGCCCTGCTCAAAGTCGCGCAGGAAGCGGTTGAGCGCGGTGCGCTGTTCGCCCTGCCACTGCTGAACCCGCGTCTCCTGCTCGTCGCCGGATGTGTCCGGATCGGGCAAGATGGGGTCCTGCCGCGACTGCTGCAGGTCGGTCTCCATGGCCTGCTGTCGCTGCGTGCGGTCGATGCGCTCGCTGAGATCGTTGACATCCTCCATCAGCGCATCGTAGCGATCCTGCTCTTCTTGGGTCAGGTTCCGGTCCTCGGCCTCTGCCCCATCGATGATCTCGCGCGCCTGGTTGATCAGGTTGGCGCGCCTCTGCAAAAGCTCTCGCAAGTTCATCGTCATACCTCCACTTGATGATCGTCGTCTGTTGAGTCCGTTCCCGGCCCAGGCGCCCGGCCCTCCGGTACGTCTGCCCGGTCCTCGTTTCCTGCACCCCCTGGTGCAGCCTTGTCTCGATATGGGGCCACTCTGCGGATCGCCCGCAGTTTCATCGGCCCAATGCCTGGCATCGCAAGCAGCTGTTCATCCGTTGCCGCTGCCAGATCCTCCAGGCAGTGATACCCCTCTTGCTTCAAGAGCTCGCACCAGATCAGCCCAAGCCCCGTGTGCTGCAGGTCACTCGCCATCCGCGTCCCCACGTGGGGAAAACCGCGCTCCCTCCAGGTCGAGGCGCCGCCTCAGTATCTCGATCGCCCGGCCGCGATCTGGCTCTGGTGCCTGCATCTGCTGTGCCCGGTTGCGAGCCTCCACTGAGGTCTGCGGATAGGCTGGGAACGTGACCGGTGAGACGTCGAACAGCTGCACGTCGAGCAGCGTCCGGATCACCTCTCCCTGTTCGTCCTCTACCCAGACATCGCGACGCGCCAGGAAGCCAAAGCTCATCTGGTCGACGTCGCCGCGCCGGATCGACTCGGTAAAGTCGCGCGCCCACTGCGTATCTGGAGGTGTGATGTCCACGGCCAGGCCCTCTTCATCCTCAGCCAGGCTCAGCGTGCCGCTCCGTGTACGACCGAGCACATAGCGGTCATCGTGTTGCCATAGGGCGCGCACATCGTCCTCGCGCACGGCTCGGGCAAAGGCACCCGGCGCGATCTGCTCGCGGAACCCGCCCAGGTCCTCACTCAGCTGCTCGAATACCGCGGCGTGACCGAGGATCTGCGGCCGCTCGCCCTCTCGCTGCTCCACGCGCAGCTCGTGCACCTGCACGGTGCGGCGCTCGATCTCGCGCTCTTCTCTTGGCATGGTCTCGCTCCTGTTCCTGCCTGCTGCGTGTATGCAGGCAAAGATCGCATCCTCTTCACTGCCGCCCTCCTCGAGGACGGCGTTTGCGGCCGCAACACAGGCCGCGACCTCTTCCTCTGTCCAATCGTCCCCTACAGGCGGGCTGGGCGGGTTGTCTACGGTCCAGGGCACTGAGCCCTCCTATATTCGCAATCCCAATCGATCGCACGGGGCATCATGCAAGTCCTGCTCCAGCCCCAGATAGCGCTCTGTCGTGCGGATGCTCGCATGGCCCAGCGAGAGCTGGATCTGATCGAGTCCTGCCCCACCCGCATAGGCCAGCTTGGCGAATGTCCGCCGCAGGTCGTGCGCGGCCAAAGCCTTGAACCCGCACGCCGCTGCGTGCTCCTTCACCACGTCCGCGACCGTCTGCGGCGAGATGCTGTCCCCGTCAATGTGACCGTGCCGGCTCAGCGACCGGAATACTCGATTGCCGTTCATCCGGTCCAGGACCCCATCCGCGATCCCGGCTTGCTGGGCCCAGCGGTCGATCGCAGCCTTGGCCCAGCTGGGCATCGGCACCGTCCGCACCCGGTGTCCCTTGCCCACCAGGTCGACGATTGCCCACCGTGCCTCTCGCTGTTGGATGTCCGAGAACGTGAGCTCCGCCGCCTCGCTCCGCCGCAGCCCGCAGCCGATCAGCACCGCCAGCAGGGCCCGGTCCCGCAACCCCTTCAGCGTCCCCGCGTCCGGCGCACATAGCAGCCGCTGTGCTTGTTCCTTGCTCAGCCAGTTACCCATCCGCCGTCCGTGCTGGGCCACACCCTTCACCCGGGCGATCCCGCCGGCCAGCCCCGGGTCCAGCGCCCCGTTGTCCGCCGCCTCCCTGGCCAGCGCCCGGATCGCGCACAGCCGCTGATTGATCGTGCTCGGCGCCAACTCGCGCTCCACCAGCGTCGCCTTGTAGCGCTGCACCGTCGCCTTGGCCAGCCCGGGCCGGCCCTGACGCTGATACCACGCCGCAAAGTCCGTCAGCGCGCGTTCGTAGGCCCGCTTCGAGTGATCCGAGCCCAGCGAGTCCAGGACCATATCAACCACCGGCCCTGGAAGCGCCTTTTCTGCGATAACGGGCATTATCATAAGTCAGCCTTGCTCTACAATAGCCATTAGATTACCTACGCTGTCAGATCGGGCCAGCCGCCCACGTCCGATGGGTCATCAATGATGCCGCCTGTCCCGTTTTGCACATCCGCAACGATTCGCGCATCTACCACGTCACGTTTTGGCAATGTCGCGCCCGCGTTGGCGAGCACATTGTTGTATGCATCCTCGGCGCTATCCGGTCGTACATCATGCAGTAATGGATATGCGCTCTCTTGTCTGTACTCCAGTTCTGTGCCTACCGACCGGAAGTGAATCTCCACCAAATCCCATTCATCCCCTATCGAGCGACAATGGCGGTTGCCCGAAAGATGAATGCCCATCGGCGCGTTGGGTGTCCCATAGTCCATCACCAACACCTCGCCCAGGCTGAGATTCGACCAATCAGCCTTCTGATAGTAGTTGCTGATGATATTGACTCTAGTGGGCATGGGTTCTTGTTCCCGGTAACGGATCAGCATACATTGTGATCCCCACCCATAGAGCACATTATTGATGATGTCTACACGCCCGCTCGCCAGTGGGAACCGTGTTTCGTTCAGCGCGATCAGATTGTGATGGATGGATACGTTCTCTGCGTAGCCGACGATAATCCCACAGCTATGCGGCCCCGTCGAGTGGAAGCTATCACAGAGTCCCTCTGCAATTAGGCAGTGCCGAATCTCCACGTTGCGGATTGGATCTTGCCCCCTCGTGCCGTATATGTCTACGTTCTCGTCTACAGCCCAGGTCAACGAGCAATGATCAATCAGTATATCGTGTGCGGGCGCGTTGATTTGTATCCCGTCCGTTTCCCCATTCGCACCAGGGCGACATCGTAGATGGCGCAGCGCCACATCATGCGACTCGATGCGAATGAACGATCCGCGAATGCAAACGCCGCCCGCCGGAGCACTTTGGCCCAGGACCACCACATGCGGGTTGGCGATAGTAATGGGCGTCTCTAGTGCTATATCTCCCGCCACTCGAAACACAACTATACGTCGCCCCCGTGCTTCCAGTGCGGCGCGTAACGTCCCTGGCCCTCTATCCGCCAATGAGCTGACCATATACGCCATATCTGGCGGCTGTGTATAACCACGCTGTACGCGTTGTATGCACCAGGATCGCCTCAACCCATCCACATCTTCTATATGCAGATATTGTACCTTCATCGCCTCAATCTGCGTCTCGCTGCTGTCTACGAGCACGATTGCCTTGCCCGTATGAGGAGCATAGCCAATGCAACTGTAGCCGCTCCCATCCCGCACTTGGCCTTCGACTGTTTCATGCAATGCGCTCATTGTTGGCAATTCCGGCTGTCCATCTATCATATCCACACAGAATACAGCACGCACATCAGTTGGCGGTCAGCTCAAACGACGCTGCGGTGTTGCGGCTGTCTGTCGAAAACATGCCGTGGTATCCGTTATATGGCACATCGGATACAGTTTGATCTACTCCCACTTGCGCGCCATTGTAAAAGAGCTGTACCGTATTTCCTGAGCAACGAATCTCCACGTCTGCCCCCGCAGCATATGCTGCCGCAGTATCTATGAGCGATGTGGTCGTGCCACCAACGATCTTGATCAGCGCCGCATTCGTTCCATCGTGTGTGGCGATGAGGCCATTTTGCGGATTGGATGGATCATCCACGCGCACGAAAACACCCGCTTCCGTATTTCCTGTGATCGTCCATCCGGCCTTGCAGATGACGTTGGCGTCTCGCGCCTTTACATACGCGAGCAATTCTGAGGTTGTCAGGGGCTTGATGCTCAAGTTATCCAAGTAGCCCGTGTTTGTATCCCCGGAGATATAAACGCGCATCAGGGCTGGATTGCCCGTAGCGCGAGATGTGACTTTGTGCTCTGTCCATGCCGCCTGTGCGCTCACAGAAGCAGATAGCCGCAGATTGCTCCAGACGGTCCACGTCAGCGTGCCCGTCCCGCGCTTCATCCACCCATCGACTGCATACCACATCCCCGTCGTGGATGCCCACGAATACTCCATCCGCTTGCCGCCACCTGCGCCCACGACGGTTCCCTGGAGCGCATAGCTACCTGTGTGCTTGTCTGCACCTTGGGAGGCGATGGTCACGGACTGCTCGACCCAGCCAGTGGTGGCATCCGCCTCATTCCCTGCCGGGTCGCTGGCCGCGTTGCCATCGTCGTGGATCTCTGTGCCTGGATTGGGTGTGTTGAGCGCAGATCCGCCAGAAATAGTCCATGTTGCGCCAGTGAGCGGCGAGGGCAACGCTCCGTCTCCAAACGCACTAAAATCGAGATTGATCGGCAATATACCCCCTCCGCCCATCAGCAGCAGCAGCGTTCTACGGATGTCCATCGCCGCACCTCTCAGTTCCCCTAATCATCCTTGCGGCCCTAGCCCAGCCCAATGAAGCCGACGCGCAGTCGCACACCGCTGGCTGTGAAGGTACCGGCGCCTCGAGCCACACCGGCCACATAGATCGAATGGCCTGAGCTCGGCTGCATGATGACGCCCATCCCTGTGTCGCTGAGCTGCTTGATCGCCTGCTGATTGTTGATGTAATCGTTATAGTCAGCGGCCAGGATAGGCACCTCGGTCAGGATCTCGCGGGCAACCGCGTCGCTCGGTGAGAATGCCGCATTCTCTGTGCCGATCGACTGATCGGATCGCAGGAACAGGAGATCTATCGCTATGCCCTGATCGTCCTCGTCGATCAGCTGCAGGCTGTATAGCACCGCTGGTCGACCATGGCGGCACACGTTGGCCAGCTCCTGCCGGTCGAACAGGACGTCGCCGTCGGCATACGCATCGGTGTCTAGTGTCAGCGTGATCTCGACCGGATCCGGCCCAATCCAGAATGTGTTGTTCTGCTCTGCTGTTGCCATCCTATCCCTCCATCAGAACGCCGCGGTCACCATACAGTCGCAACCGTCGTGTGCCGGTGCGTGCCCAATGTTGTGCCCGGGATTGAGCGGATAGTCCGCGCCCTCGGGCTGAAAATCCACGCCTGCCGGCAAGAAAAACTCTTGCACTCCTACCACCTGCCCGTCGAGCTGCGTGCAGTACGGGCAGCTCTCTCCAAACGCGCGCCATCGCACCTTGACAAACCCGGCGCCCACGTACAGGAACTTGGCCAGTGCGTTGCCAAACCGCACGCTCTCATTCTGGGCCTCAAGCACGGCCCGCTGATCGGGCCAGCCCTCCAGGAGCAGCACGACCGCCTGCGCCGGATCTTCCCCGCTCGCGATCGCCTTGTCGATCGTCTCGCGGATCAGCATCCGCGACGTCGCGCCGTGCCGTGCCGCGTGCGCAGCCAGGTAACTGTGGATCCAGTCCTGCACCTCTGGCGTCAGGCCGTCCTCACTCAGCGGCTGCTCGTTGATCTCATCTCCAACCGCCGCACTGACCAGCTCGCCGTAGGAGGTCGCTACGGGCGCGACCTGGTCGTATACGAACCGGCCGTGCTCCTCATAGAAGCCCTCGAGCCATAGGTCGAACTCGGCATGGGAGCGCTTGGCCAGCATCTTGCTCGCAGCATTGCCGACGTCGTTGCGCTCCCGTCTCAGGACCCGGGCCAGCACGTCCGCATACACCGAGCGGTTCGCCTGCTCGAGGCGGTGCCTGTGCAGCGCAGAGCGTCGAGATCGCGCCTCCAGGTCGACCGCAGGTGCGGTCACGTCTCGCGGCCGCTCTGCGCTCCGCAACCCTTCCCCGGCGCTCCCGGCCGGGATCATGTTCAGGGGCACCAGGTACACGTCCCCGCCCGCGATCGGATTCTGGTTCTCGAACTCGCGGATGTCATTGGCGCTGAGCCAGCCATTCTGCCGGCCGGTCGCATAGGCCTGATACCGCGCTGCAATGTCTCCCCTCAGCAGCGCATCCACCAGGTGCTCGGCAAAGAGCGACTGCCGCTCCGTTGGCGTGAGCAAGGTTCGCCAGATCTCCTGTTCCCAGCGCACCAGCCAGGGCCTCAGCGTGTGCATCACGAACTCGATGCTCTGATGCTCGATATTGCCAAAGGTCGCACGATCGAGGTCGGCCAGCATGTGCGGCGGGATCCGGAACATCCGCGCGATCTCGTTGAGCTGAAACTTGCGCGTCTGCAGGAACTGCGCGCTCTCTGGG